CACTTCCACCCCTTCATAAAGTCTTTGGCAGGCGTGAGCATAGCTGAGATGCGCTTGCCGCCGGATGCGGTGTAGATCAGTCCCGCACCCGCACCGATGGCCGCGCCGGCCGTGGTGCCAATGATTGGAACGATTGATCCGATGGCTGCACCCGTGGCAGCGCCAGCCGCCGTGCGACCAGCCGCGCCCATGAGGCCAATGCCAGAAGCGGTGGTCCGCCGACCACCATCAAATAGCCCGAGCGTTGGGTCGGCGACCATGTTGATGAAAGCGTCTCGCCCGATGTTGGCAATGAACTGAATGGTGTTACCGCCGATGTTTCTGATCCACGTCTTGGGAGCGAACAGCATGGAAAGGTAGGCCACGGCGCGCGTCTGCGCCCAGATGTCTTGCGGCACGATGCTCATGGCCCGCTCATACATCTTGGCGGTGAGCACCGTCTTCACGTCTTCGTCCGTGGTCGCTTGGATCTGTTCGCGGTAACGGTTCAGTTCTGCCGCCAGCTCTGGCGTCATGGCGGGGACGCCAAAGATCGAAGCCACCTTCGACATGTATTGCGAGTCGGTTAGGTTGCCCGCCTTCAAGTCGGCTTGCAGTTGGTTAAATATCTTCAGCGCCTCGCCCGTGGCCGGCTTGCGGGGGGCAATAAGCTGCGCGCGGACTTGGTCGAGGGCCTTGTAAAATTGGTTGGCTACGGAGGAAGCAATGGATTCCGCCTCTCCCTTGGAAAGTCCGGCTTCTTGCAGGATCTTGGCGATCTGTGGCTTGGCCGCTTCTTTCACGCTTGGGCCGGTCAACACGTCGCGGATGGCCACCATGACCTGTTCGCCCTGCTGCACGGATTCAACGCGCCGACTAATCCTTAGACCGATGCGCTCGCCGCCGAACTGCCCTTCTTTTAAGACAGAGTTGGCAATGTCGGTCTTGGCTTGAGCCACCGTTGCACCAATTTGATCCACCACGGACTGTGCTTTCTTCAATGCCTCTTGCCGCTCGGGCGGCAGGGTGTTGATGTAGTCCTCGATCATGCGGTTGGCATACATGACGATGCCTTCCGGTGTCATCATGCCGATGATCTTGAGGTGGGCGATGGCGGCGCCCATGGTCTGGCCCTTGCGGCTTACCGTTTTCAGCACCGTGGCCTGTCCGTTGTAGTCCTGCATGGCTCCGAGGCGGCCGGCCAATTCCACGGCGATGGAAATTTCCACCGGCGTCATGGCTCTGCGGTCGTCGGTCAACGCAATTTCCGCCATGAGCTGCCGCGCGGCATCCAGCCCGTAGTCATTGATCCATGCCTTGGCGGCTTCAATGGAGTCCTTGAACCGCTGCACATCATAGACGCTGCCCATAAGGCTTTGCGTCTGCGCGGGCACATTGGGCATCTCGCTCGCCCGCTCCTCAAATTGGCGGGGGCGTTGCTCGGGATTCGTGTTGGCTGGGGCCGGGGATGGCGGCGGCGGGACCGATCCCTGTGCTGGCTGCGACTGCGCGGGCTGCGCTGCTGGCGCCGGCTGTGGCACCACTGGTGCGGGGGCAGTCCCACCGGCGGCGGCATTGGCGGCAATGTTTTGCTGCGTGGCCCGAGCCATGTTTGGCGTGCGCCCCATCGGCCGTGCGGGAATAGAAATTGTTTGGCCGTCCATCTCCACGTTGACATCGCCGGCCCGAAGCTGCTCCTCGGGGATGACAGCGGCGTTGCCCAGCGGGAGTTCTCGGGCGCGCTCAAGCCTTGTGCCGACCGCAATGTCAACGCCGCCCATGACGGAGTCGGCCGCCGTCTCGGCAATGATGCTTCGACCGCTGGTGATCTGTCCGTCTTGCGCGATCTGTTTGCTGGCCTCTCCAGCTCCACCCATGAACGACTGAACCGCCGTTTCAACAGCCCCGGCAGCGAGGCGGCCGGCGAGCTTCGTGCCCTGTCGCCCAAGAAGTTTTCCGGCCAGCAATGCGCTGCCCACATCGAAGGTGGCGACGGGAACGGCACCCTTCTCGGCAAACTCCCGAGCCAAGGCCATGCGCTCGGGGTCTTGTAGTCCTTCGGTCAGTGCCTGCGGGTCACTGATGTCGATGCCCGCGCGCTGAAAAGAATCCAAGATGCCGCTGCTCATTTCCATCGAGTAGCTGGCCAACCCCACGGCATTGGCGTATCCCGCCCTTGCGCCAAGCAGCGCCCCCTTGGGGCCACCGACAAGGGCGCCCGCACCCGTCCACAAGACCGCCGGGGCCACGCCTTTGTTAAGCATCTGGCGAGTAAAGCCGGCCATGGATTCGCCGATCAGTTCGCCAAAGACGCCGACCGGATTGTAGCTGAACGCCTTCCAGCTTTCCATCGGCGGGCGGTTGTCGTCCATCGTAATGGAGTAAGCCTGCGACGGTGGCAGCTTTTGGATTTCTTGCTGGTAAGCAACGACGGCCTCGGGGTTGGGCTGCTCTGCGTCCATTTCCATGGCCATGCCTGCGCTGGCCCACCCACGTTGAAAGGCGTTCCATGTGCTGGCGATGTTGTTGCCACGGATGAGGTTGAGGGCTGGGGCACCTTCGGGGGTTGCCCCCTCGTCGGGCGCCAAGAGAAATGCGTCGATGGCTGTTTGCGGCGTGAACGACTGATCTTGCCCGACAACTCCCCCGCCACCGCCACCAGAAGGTGATGCGCCAATGCCAGCGGGGGGCATGTCGCTGGTAAGAAAACTCGTAACTTCTTCGTCCGCGTAAAGCGGCTGCTGGTTTGCGTCCAGCATCCCCTCTGCCGCTGCTGTATCGTCTGGCTCGCTGCCATCGCTAAACATAGGCAGTTCTTCCGGCGGCAAGTTTCCCGCCACGGGGTCTGCTGCGGTAGGCGGCGGCAGGGAGGACCCTGACACCGGCGGGAGCGGCGCGTCCTCCCTTTCTGGAGCGATGTCTAGCTCTGCATCGGGAAGTGACTTGTCCCACTGAGACTTGGCAGATTCAGAAGCGATCTGCATTTGCTCGCGCTGGTAGGCGTCATTGTCGGCATCACTGACGCCGAGGAACCTTTGAACGTCTTTGTCCACGATTGGTTATCGGGGGATCTGGAAGCCGGATTGTTTGATTGCTGCTTCGGCCTCGGGAACAGTTAGCTCGCCACGCATAAGGGCCGCACGAATATCGTAGGCATTTGAAAAAGTAAGGCTTTGCCCCTCCGATGTTTTCATGGTGAACGGCTTTTGCGTCGGCGCCGCGCTAGGTGCTGGCGCTACCTGTCCTTGCTGTGCCGCTGCGGCTGCGCGGGCGGCATCGTTGTTCATGCCAACTGTGGGCTGCTGTCCGCCCATCCATCCGCTGCCCATCGCCGCGTATCCCTTCGGTGTGTCCATTCGGTTGGTGTTGGTCAGGTCTGCCGTTCGTCCTTGGCCAAGATACTGCTGATACCCGTCTGTGGTTTGCAGGATTTCGGGGTTAATGCGCTCCATAATTTCGCCCCTCGCGTTGCGGCCCACCTCATACACGGCGCCGGTTACTTCGTTGGTGGCCGTATTGTATTTCGTTACGCTTGTTGGCTCCTTGTAGCCAAAGACAGTTTCAAGTTGTCGGGTGTTGAACGTCTTAATCATGGCCCTCGCGCTCGCCAGCTCTTGGTCTGATGGGGCATACCCCGGCTCCTTCCCCATCATGCGGAAGATGTCGTTTTCGTTTATCAGCATCTTGCCAGTTTGATCGGCCGGCGGAATGGTTGGGATTGCGTTTGTCATTTTACAACGAAGCCTTCCTTGTTTGCGGGATTAGCGGCCTGCGCCGGCATCGCCATCTGCCAGTTGCCCGCCCCATCAAAGAACCCGCTGCGACCGGCGAGCATCGACTTGCGGCCAAAGTCTAGCTCTGCCAGATACGGGGCGATGTAAGCGTTGGCCGAGGCAAAGTCCTTTTTCTGAACAAAGTCCTGAACGGTAGCGTTAAGCTCCGGTGACAGCATGTTCTTGCTGGTGAGGAAGTTATACATCCCCTCAAAGGTGCGCTTCTGGTTTTTGTTTTCCTTTGAGGATTCTCCGTAGATCCCGCCGATAGTAGCCAAGGCCCCACCGATATTGTTGCCAAGCTGGTTATACATATTGGCCTGCGTGTTGGCTGATGCGATCTGGCCGGCGGCGGTGATCTCGCCGCTGCGGTCGTTGACTGTTGGACTGTATGCAAACATAGTTTTGTTCTCCTTCGTTGTTAAGCCGCTACGCGGCCGTCTGTGATTCTTGCAATAGGGCGACCGGCCACATCTTCTGACTTGTGCGCAAGGCCCAGCTCGGGCATCGCGTGATCCTCGTAGGGCAGATAGGCGGAAACATTGTTCACCTCGGCCTGCGCCTTCGGGCACCAGACCGTGGCCGGTGCCTTGCGACTCATGCAAGCCGTGCAGACGTGCAAGTAATCCGCATTGCGCGAACGGTCGGCGAGGTGATGCCAGCGGCCATCGCTGTCTTTTCCGTAGCGGGTCTCGTCATTCGGCACACCCTCTGCCTCTAGGTAATTCCACACATCCTCATCGCTCCAGTCGCGCAGGAGGAAAAGCTGGTCGGGCGCATCCGGCGTGCGGCGCACATCCATGGCTAACGGCAACTGGCCCTTGATTGGGTCCACGTCTGCCGACTTCTGACCATGAAAGCATGCATCCCACGGCCAAGCAAAAGTGCCAAGCGGACGCTGCAACGCATCCATCCCGCACCGCCAAGGTTTGCCATCGGCCGGCGCCTGCGTTCCCACCGCCACCATGCACGCCGTCTGCTGGCCCCACTGCTGGTATTTAAGGAAGTCAATCTGATGGGAACCATCCGGTGCCGTGCCGTCAGTCAGTGAGATGCGGCTGGGCGCCCAGTCATAGACATCCAGATCCCACTCGCGGGTCAGCCGATCACTCAGCTCATAGCGTTCCCGCATCCAAGGCTCGCGCCACTGGACGCAAGGCAACTTCGCACCAACCTTGTGGATGAGCAGATGCAAGAGTGCCGTCGAATCCTTGCCACCAGACCACAAGACCACCGGATTGCGGTATTGCCGCAACCAGTTCTCAGCCTTTCGGCAAGTGTCTGTGACAAGGTCGATCATTAGAGTGCCAACCCGGCGCCGGTGAGCAGTCCGCCGCCGATCCCGCCAAGCATGCCCATCATGCCCGCGTTCTGCGAGGCACCGGCCTGCATATTCGCCGCCTGCACCGCCGCATTGTTATTCATCCAGCTATTGTATTGGGACGCCTGCATATTGCGATTAAACGTCTCGACGTTTCCGGCAGTTTGCAGCGAGTTGTTGAACGCACCAGCGCCCAAGTTCATGGAGCGATCCAAGCTGGAGCCGCCAAGTTGGAATGCTGCGTTTAGACCCTGACGATACATGTCGGTGTCGGCGTAAGCGCCAGCCAAACCAACCCGCCGCTGGCGGCGATCAATGTCCAACTGATTGGCCTGCGTGGCAAAGTTGCGGCGATTGGCCTGCTGGCCAAGCACATATTCGTCAATTCCAGAGGCAAACTGGCGGCGCTGCTGCTCGCGCTGGCGCCCCATGGAGTCACGGTTGAGAATTTCAGCCGCTGACGATCCTGCGCTGGTGCCAAGGCCGCGTGCCGCAAAAGCGGATCGAGCCGCCTGCTGCGCGTCACGCTGTTCTTCGGCCGACAGTGACCGACCAAGCGAAAGCTCCCGCTCGGCGTCCGCCTGCAATTTGCGCTGTATTGCCGTTGGTCCGGCGCGGAGGTCGTTGATAGCCTGCTGGCCGAGAGTCGCCTCAATCTGGCTTGGAGTATTGGCAACGCCAAACTCCTCGACAATCGCCTGACGCGCATTCTGCATTATCGGCGTGTCGAGGTTTCTCGACAAGACGAGGGCCGTGCCAAGCTGCTGGTCAATCATCTGCGGATACAGGTTCATCATGGCCTGCGTCTGGTCGCCGAGCATGAGGTTGCCGTATTTCCGCGCAGCAGAATACATGGCATCGTAGTCGATCGGCTTCGGCGCGTCCGGCCTTGGGCCAAGATTGCCGCCGCCGCCACCACCGCCGCCGCCTCCAAAAATGTTTCCTCCACCCATATTATTGTCCTCCTACTTTCTTAGTTAGTTGTTCCCACGAATATACTCGCGGCTCAAAACTGCCCCTGCGGCACCATGCCGCGTATTGCTGCGGCCGACTCGCCACGCGCATAAACTCCCCAACAGGGTTTGCGTGGCCAAGAGCAGCGGCCAACTGAACGAACCAGCAGTTAGGCTCGCCGCGATCAAAGCGCTTCTCCTCTGCGTTCCAGTGAGCCTCTGTGGCAAGCAGGAACACTTTGTCCGTTGAATAGACCAAACCGCCAGACAGATACTGCCCGACAAGCTCGGCAAAACTCAGCGTTGCGTCGTAGGTGTTGTGCCATTTCTCTGCGATTTGCCACGGAGTCATTTGTTTTCCAGTGCGGATACGCGAGCCGCCAACTCTTGAACTGCGGAAACTAACAGCGGGACGAGCTTGGAAAGATCAACGCCTTGATATTCGGGCTGGCCATCCTTCTCGGCGTCCTTCTGTCCGGTTACGGCAGAAGGCACCACCTCTTGCAATTCGTGGGCAATAAAGCCCTCTGATTCAATCGACGGAGCCTGTTTCCATGAAAACCTTACCGGATTGAGTTGTTGCAAGCGATCCAGCGCGCCGTCAATCGGCCTCACGTTTTCCTTCAGCCGATAATCCGAGGTGATATTGTAGCTGGTGTTGACCGTGTCCGTTGTGATGCTGCCGGTATCGACCGATCCGTTGTAGTTGAAAAGCGCATAGGTGACAGCGCCTCCGGTTGTGCCAAGGCGCATCACGGCACTCCCCGAGTTTCCCAAGAAAGACAGTTTGTATCCGCCGAAATCCGACGATGTCCCCACGCAAAGGTTGCCACTACTGTTTATGAACGCGGCGCCGGTGCCATTTGTTGAAAACCCAAGCGTGTTGGTCGCAGCCAGATACATGCCATTGCCGGTTGCGGAACCAGCGGTTGGTATAAGTTTTGCCGCAGTCACGTTTCCGGTTGTAATGGCATTTTGACTCCCGAAGTCAGGAGCAATCTTTGTCCCTGCGATGGCGGCAGAGGCATTGATGTCTGCATTAACAATAGTGCCGTCCACCAAGTTATCCGAGGAAACCGTGATCGCAGCAGGAAGCGCACCTGTGGCGAGCTTGCTGAGAGCAATCGCCGCGTCGCTCTTGATATCCGCGTTGACGATGTCGCTGACGGTGCGGGCAGAATTCAACTTAGTCGGGGTCACGGTATCCCCAGAGGTGAAGGTGTAATTATATGAGGCCATAGGGTAGTTGAGAGATGAGGGGTGAGCGTTGAGGGATTAGGCGGCAGAGCGGGTTTCCGTGGGCGGTAGCGACTTGGGCGAGGCTTCGATGCTGGCGCTGCGGATTTCCGGTCGGCCGTTGGCAGTTTCGTAAATGACTTCGGCGCTGTGCGCTTTGTAGCGCACGGGCACTTTCATATTGTAGTCCTCCGGTCCAGCGGCGGCGTTGGTCAGCGTGCCGACGATGGTTTCGGTATCGGGATTGATCGTGCTGATCTTGGTTGTGACGCTGGCGCTTGCCGGAATGACGACATCGGCGATGGTGCGGAGGAAGCGCTTGCTGTGCATGTCGCCGAAATCGTAGCGGCGGGTCTTGATGCTGCCGGTGACAGGGCTGGCGCCCGCGTTGACCGCGTTGTCGTCCAGCGCGGTGTTCTCTTGTTCCAGCAAATACAGGTTGCCGGAGCGCGGGACCGAGAACACGCGGCGTTGGTTGTCGTATGTCCCAACAAGGATCTGGTTGACGCTGGCGCTGCTCGGATAGATGTCGCGGTATTCCCATGTGTCCGTTAAGGCGTTCCATGCGACGACGAGCTGGTTGCCATCGAGCGGGTCGGCGCTGGTGGGCAGCGCGACCAAGTAGCGGTTGTTGTGCCAGATGCCGAAGGCGCTTTTCTCCACGCGGCTTTGGACAACGGTGCTGAACAGGTCGGCGATGGGTTCGGAGAGCGGCTTGGTGTCGCCGCGAACCTTGAGGTCGAGGGCGCGGTCTAGGCGGTAGATGCCTGCGTCTGAGAGGAAGAAGACAAAGTTACCGGCGGTGACGATGGTGTTGCGGGCGCTGCATCCGATCTCGTTGGTCAGGAGCGTGAGTTGAGACACCGGAGTATCGACCGAGAAGTCGCTGCCATCGGTTGAGGCGAATTGATTGAGCGTGGCGAGCCAGATGCTTTTGCGGCAGAAGACGAGCGCTTGGCCTTCGACCCATGGGTGGACGGCGACAATGCGGTCATCGCCGCCTGCGCCTGCGCGGAAGCTGTTCCAGAACGGATCGTAGAGGTCGGGATCGAGAACGTCGCTGATACCGACCGTGTCGCGGTTCTTGGCGATCCAGAGGCGGTTGTTGTGGTAGCTGACCCAGCCGACACTCGGCATGGTCGTGTAGGTCACACCTGCGGCGGGAACGCCTGCGGTGGCGCGGACGAAGTTGCCAGCGCCGCCGTCCCAATAGATCGGCGGCTTTGTTCTCCGCACCTTGATCCCTGCGGCGGCATGGGTTGCGGTGAGTGCTGGCACGGTGATGGTGAAGCTGTCGGTCGAGCTGCTGACGATGTCGTATTCGTGTCCGTCGAAGGCGGGCGTGGTGCTGCCTTCGATGCGGACGCGGGCGCCAGCCGGATAGCCATGGGCCGTGACATTGACTGTGGCCGTGGTCGAGGAAACGGTGATGCCTGACGCGGTCGTGAGCTTTTGCTCCCAGCCGGTGACAGCGCGATCAGCTTCGCGCAAGACATACAAGCGATTGAACGCCTGCACTACTGAGACGGTGTCTGTGCCTTCGATCTTCTCGGCGGGGCTGGTCGGATAGGTCTTCACGACCGGCGATTGTCCCTGCCGGTAAAGCGTGGCGCTGTCACTTCCGGCGAGCACGATGAATTCGTTGGCGTTGTCGTAGTTCTGGCTGGCGAATACACCGGCCGCATAGAGTCCGCCGTCGTAGCTGTCGCGCACTTCGGGGCCGTTGTTAGCGATGATGGTGCCGGTGGCCGGTGTCGCGGGAGATCCGCTCACGGTGTAGGTGAAAGTATTAGCGTCCGTAACGGTGACGATGAAGTCGCCGTTGTAGTCCGTCTCGGCGGCGCCACGGATGTTGACTTGGTCGCCTGTTGTAAATCCGTGGGCGGTTGCGGTGACGGTGGCCGTGGTCGAGGCGCGGGTGATTGAGGTGACAGTCCTGTCGGTGCCGAGGGTGAAGTCGAGAGTGAGCGGGGCGCCGGTCGTGCCGATGGTGTCGGTGAGGCGCTTTGATCCTTTTCGGGTTTGTGCAACGCCCCTGTCCAAACGCATGTTGACCGAGTCCTGCAACATGCCCGCCGGAAGGGTCAGCGGGTTCAAGCGGCTGGCGAAGCCGATGAAGCCGTTGTCGCCGTCGCGTTGGACTGGAGATTCTAATGCCATTAGTTAAGTGCCGCCTTCAGCCTGCTTTTGAACCGCGCTGCGTCGGCGGGGCTGATGTCGTTCTTGCGGTTGGGGGCGATCTGTTGGTGGGTGACGATGCGGGACATCGGGATGTGCCACTTCTTCATGCGCGGCACGATGTATTGGATGGCGCTGTCCATCGCCGCGTCACCGAGCGGGTCTTCGTAGGTGTCGCCGTCCCACGCCACGCCGAGGCTGTAGCTGTTGCAGTCGGGCACGCCTTGCCATGAGCTGATGCCTGCATGCCAGCAGCGCGCCGTATCGTCGGCGAGGACGGTGCGGTTGCCGTTTCTGGCGATGATGACGTGGTAGGACACTTTGCTGGCGGGGTTCATGCACCAAGAGACGGAGCCGTTATAGCTCCCGCTCGTATGGTGCAGGACGATCATTGATGGCGTGATGGGTCTGCCGCTTTTGTTCGGGGTGTTCAGCCTGCGCTCGTCGTAGGCTTTGCTCGCGGCGGGTGTGGAGACGGTTGTGGATTCTAATGGCAAGCTCGGCGAGGCTGGCGCTGGGCCAGTCGCGGACGGCTTTCCAAATAGTCTCTTGATCCACTTCCACATGGTTACTTCGCGTGACCTTTGGGCGGCGGGTTGACGGTGACGGTGGCTTGCTGCTTCACAAAGTCATAGCCGACCGTCACGCAGCCAGCCGCAAGAGCAGCCCAGCTCACGGCGAGGATCGCAACTGCAATGAGTTTTGTGACGCGGGCGTGGCTCATGGAGTCAGAGGCGGGCGGTCGAATCCTTCGCTACAATTAATCCCCAGCCCGCGAGTAGACTTGCGGCGACGAGACCGATGTCCGGCACTTGGCCGTTGGCCAGAAATTCGCGTCCGGCGGTGCTGAGTGAGGCGATGATTGTGAGCACTCCGAGGAGTGAGGTTTTCCAGTTTCTCATTTCTTTAGTTCTTTCTGTTTCTTTCTGATGTCGTGCAGGACGCTGATGAGCGTGGCCAGTCCGACCAAAATTCCGATGCAAAGACCTGCAATGCGCAGGGTTGTTTCAAGGTGTGGCAGCATAGAAAAGACTGACGATCCGATGGACGTAACGGTGCCGACCACACCCTTCTCGGTTGTCGTCATGTGGTAGTGCCACGCCGTCATAGCCACACCCTCCGTTGCTGGGTCGGCGTGACGGCGTAAACGGCCGCCGGATCTGGCCGGTCGTCAGTCACGCGCAGGTTAAGATGCCAGCCGTCCAAGACGGTGCTGACCGGATTCTCGGGGTCAGTCATGTCGGTGTCTGCAAGGACGCCAACCGGATCGAGCGCATAGCCCTCGCCGCTGGTCTTCCAGCCGTTCTCGGCGTCGTAGTAATCAGCCAGCACGGTTTGCGCCATGGCCTCGTTGGGGAACTTGTAGAGGTAGTCCTTCATGGCTTTAGGTTGTAAGCTGTTCCAGCAGCGTGTTGGTGAGGCGTTTGGGCCAGTAGGCGATCTTGCGGATGTGGCCGTTCAAGAACGCAGACCCTCCGCGGCTCCCTATTACCATTTGGCTCAAGCCTGTTGGCATGTTGCCCGACGTATCAGTGACGACCGTGGCTCCGTCCATGCTTGCGGCGAAATCATCCTGCTTGTATCCGGCGACAAACTTGTAAACCGTGCCCGCAACAGGCGCGATAACTGGGCTAACGCCAGCAATGCTCCCCACATTTACGCCGCCAACCCTTGCTCTCGCTGTGACGGCCGTTATTGCCAGTCTTTGGTCTAGCTGCTCGTTTTGTGTGCCGTTGTTGATTGCAAGAATCGTTGAGTCAAAGGCGACAGAGGTTGAAGACAGCTCCGAAAAGATGGTGCTTTCCACCTGATTATAAAACGAACTAATGGGCGTGACGACCGCACTATCCACTGCGCGTGTCGCGGCGGCGGTGGTCGTCGGAATGTAAGATGTGGCGAATGAGCCTTGCTCAAGCTGCGGGGCGGCGATGCGGAGGGTTATGTCGATGGTGGCGCCGTCGGCAACGCTTCCGATAATGCTCGATGTTACCCGAGCTGCGGTTGCTTCTGCCAATGCAGCAGAAACTGAATACCGCTGGAGGGTGGCCGTGGCAGAAGTGATTGCCACTGAATGGCTACTTAGTGCTGCGCCTGCGTCGGATCTTTCTGTTAAAACTAAACGCTCGTTTGTGATGTTTGAAAAACCGCCCGCAATTAGCGCGACATAGGCTGATGCCGACCAATTCTGCCCAGTGCTCGCCACGATTTGCGTCGTTGACTCAAACAAAACCTGTATAGAGCTGGCGCCGCCGCTCGTATTTGTTCCGCTAAATTTCAAGTCGATGTAGGCAAGTCCGTTAAGCGTGCCTGTCGCCACCACTTCGCGGTTAATTCCTGTGGCAGTAGATGCCGCCCAATTCGTCGGCAACGTCCCCGGCGCCCCAGCCACAGCCCCACCAGCCTGCGAGTTGCGGATGCTATTCGTCCGCGCCTCCTCAATGAGAAGGCCAAGCGAACTGCCAGTCGCGGAATGGTCAAAGCGCGGCGCATCATTGGCCGCCGTCTGCAAGACACCATCGGCATCAAAGAACGTCGCCCCGCTCGCCCGCGTGAAGGTGATGGCGGGGCCGGTGCCGTGGTCCAGCGTCTTCAGCGACGCGAAGTCACGCTGGAAGGACGGGAGGTCCGTCTGGTAGATCAGCTCGCGGTTAAGCAAGCCGCCTGAGAAGCCTTGGATCATTTGTTGTAGGCGATGACGCTGCCGCTGTGGAGCTGGAGCGCGGTGAAAAAGCCGAAGATGGTCAGGCCGGCGGGCACCTCGATGGCGCTGCCGAGGGCGGTGTTGGCCAGCCCGGTGACGTTGCCGGTGAGCGTGTGGAACTTGGTGTCGGTGACGGCTTGGATGGCCGACCACTCGCCGGTCGTGGCGGACGTGCCGCCGATGTATTGGGCGCCGGAGAGGCTGTTGGTGATGCGGTTGTTAGGGAAGCCCATGATGTTAGTTGAGAGTTGAGGGTTGAGGGTTGAGGGTTGAGGGTAGATTAGGGATGAGACTTGAGTTTGAGACTTGAGTGATGTTGGTGCGGCCGGAGGCCGGTGACGTTTTACTCAGGTTTCAAGTTTCAAGTTTCATCCTTCGTTGTTGTTAGTATTGGTTGACGCGGGCGGTCCACATGCTGGGTTGGCCCTGCTGGAAATAGTATTTGTCGCGCTGGGAGATCAGCTCGGACTCGGCCATCTGTTCCATGGCGAGTGCTTTGTCGAGCTGGCCGTCTTCGGTGAGGAGGTCGGAGGTCAGCATGAGGGCGACTGCTTTGGCGATGACGGCGGGCACTGTCGCGGTGAGGTTGCTTGCGCTGTATTCAGTCGGACGCACGCGGAAGTTGACCCAGACGGTGGTTGGCAGGTCGGTGCCTTGCGGGAAGCGCACGTTGTCGCCGAGGAGGGTGAAGCCAATCTGGCGGGGTGCAACGTGGGTCGCAGGGTTGTCTCTTAAAACGCCAAAGACCTCGCCCATGGCGGTCTGGCCGCTCTGCTCGTAGTCGATGTAATAGCCGTTCGTAGCATCGCCCTGCACGGTGCGGCTTTCGACTCGCATGAGTTCCGGCCAGTCCGCCCACTCCCAGCAGTCGGCAATGCGTTCGTTGGCGGCGGCGGTCATCATGGTTCTTGCGCCGGATGGGATGTTGGAGATATCCGAGCCGTCGTTGCCTGCGCGTTGCCATGCGCGGAGCAATATAGACTGTAAGGTGACTGTGCGCATTAGCTGTTGAGTGCGTTCATGGCCGACTGCACGGCGGCTTCAAAAGTGACGCTGGGATTCGGCCACGATGCTTGCGGCGCCGGATTGGCGGCGAACATGGTGAGGATCTGCTGTAGGTATGCTTCGACGGCGTCTAGCTCGGCGCAGGTTTTGCCTGCGGCGGTAAGGCTTTGGCGCAGATACAAAAGTGTGGGCTGGCGGTCGCCTGCGAGGCCGACACTGCGGAGGTGTTCTTCGGCGGTGACGGCGGGCGGCGGCGTAGCGATAAGCGCGCGGCTGGCGGCGTCCCAGATGAGGGTGCCGTTTTGCAGTCCTTCGCCCTGCTCGTCGGTGAGCGGGAGCGCGGTGATGCCTGCGGGCAACGGATCGGCGATGACGGTGCCGATGCTGACGGATTGGCCGGTCGTGGTGTTATAGAGGAGGTGCCAGTTTTGCATTTTAGCGGATTCCAATGAGAGTCATGTCGTAAGCGCCTGCGTTTGAAATGAGGTCATGCCTTACTGACAAACGTGTGCCAGAAGGAATGGCGGCGGTAATGAGCGAAGACGTGCGAGCCAAAAGGCCGACGGCTTCGGTAGTATTGTAAGTGGCGAATATAAAACCTCTGCTAATTTCCGAACCGCTGGCGCCAGTTCCCAAGCGGTATTCGACACGGTTATTCCCTATGGATGTCGAGCTTGCGCTCGGCACCATGACCACTGCTTTGTAGGCGTTGGCGGTTGATGCGGTGATTTGCACCCACGTTCCCGACGCGCCAGACATAGCGGTTCCTGCGCTGGTTGCCGTGGATGTTCCAATCACATCGACAGCGGTGGGAGCGTAGGCGTAATCACCCATGTCGAATGTAAATACGCGGACAGTGGCCGTTTTGCCGCCAGTGACCAAAGATTGAATGCGGGCCGACAAGCGCGTGCCGCTGGCAATTTTGATAGGCACAGAAAACGTCAGGGTGGCCGAAGAGGCGGCGTTGTTGTTTGCAGAGCCAACGGCGACATCGGGAATAATTGCCGTTTCCGCCCCGCTGGCACCGGTGCCGATATCAACAAGGGTCGCCGTGTCGGTGCTGGCCGAAACTATGCCCACGACTTCTACAATCAAAAATGAGGCGTTGGCTGACGTGCTGGCGACCAACTCAACCCAAGCGCCCTTGGTGTGCGCGGCGGTGTCGGCCGTAACGGTGACATCGCCTGAGTCGTTGATCGGCACTTGCGACATGTCCTCAAACCACGAACGGTTGCGGAAGAGCGGCGTGGCACCGAGATAGGCTTTTTGCAGGAGGGCCATGGCTTACGGATCGGTGATGAGATACAACGTGGCCGCGTCGGGACTTCCGATGGCGTTGTATTCGGCGGTGGTGAGGCTCACGATGTTGTTGACTACGTCGCTGCCGCTGCCTGCGGAGGTGTCGCTGACGACGTTGACGCCAGAGCGGTCGGCGGCCGTCAGCGTGCGGGTGGTCGAGGCGGAGATGCCGGAGAGTTGGAAAGCTAAATTTTTGGAGCTGTCGGCGTTGTCGTAGAGGAGGAAGTTGGCGTCGTTGAAGACATCCGGCAGAATGCCCGCGTAGGTCCAGTCAGTGGCGCGTGTTCCGGTGGTGGCAACGCGAATGTAGATGCCAGCGGGCTTGCGGCTGATGAGCCAAGTGCCTTCGGGTTCGCGGACGAGGTAGGCGCTGTCTACGGCTGGCGGGTTGGCGGTGGGCAATGCGCTGAAGTTTTGCACCTCGCCGTCGATATAGCTCGCGCCGCCGCCTCCACCGCTTCCGGTGAAGTCGAAGTTTCCTGTCAGCGGATTGAACTTAATGGCCATTAGCTGCGGGTCACTGTGGCGATCTTGGCGTCATCCGAGGACGGCGTGCCGCCAACATAGGTGAAGGTGAGCGTGGCAACTGTCTGGCTGCCTTCTTTGTAGACCACCGTGGAAAGATTGTTTGTCGTGGAGACGTAATTCAGCTCAACCGCGTTGTGCTGCGGAATATTTAGACCGGCGATGTTTCTGACGGAGACGTTGGGGTGCATACGTTAGGCGGCGGGTTGGGCGGTCATGCCGAGTTGGGCGTCCTGCTGCATCTTTTGCAGCGCGGGCTGGGCGCCGGTGCGGCCGATGACGGCGTTTTGCTGCTGCTGGAGCTGGAACTGGAAGGCTTGTGCTCTCGCGTCGATCATGCTGCGGAAGATTTCGTCTTGGGCGTAACGCTGCTGGACGGCGGGGTTGGACTGGATGATCGTCTGCAAGGTTTGCAGGCGGACTTGCGCGTTTTGACCGCCCTCCTTGAGCGGGGGTTCGGTGCCTGCGGCGATTTTGGCGAAGGCTGTTTGCTCGTCTTCCTGCTCGGCTGCGGTGGCGGCGCCGATGTCTTGCACCAAGAGGCCGGCGAGATTCGGGTCTACGGCTTGGAACATGTATTTAACAAGGCCGGCACGGTCGATGACGCCGAAGCTGTCGAGCGGGACCAGCACTTTGGCCAAGTAGTCGAGCTTTGCGCCGAGCGCTTCGTTGTCGAGGAGGCGCGCGTCAAACTCAGCGGTAATGTCGAAGCGGCCCCGGATGTCTTGGGGCGATGCGTTGAATGCCAACTGGGCATTGCCGGTGATGCGCGCGACCTCCTCGGGAGTCATATACTGTTGCGCCAGCGCCATGGTCTGCGCGATGCAGAGCTTCATGTCGATGAGCCAAGAGTCGATTAGCTCCTGCGTGTGGAGCATGTAGCGCTGCTGCGGGACGGCATCGCTGATGCGGCCAAAGTAATTGTCCACGTCCGCACGGGTGGCCGCTTCCACTTCGATGCTGCCCATGTCGGGGCGAGGTGGATTCATCCACTCGATCTCGCCGGGGCGCCTCTCGGGGATTTGCATGCCGGGGCCGAGGACGAGATCAAACTTGCCCCGGTTGGCCGGCACCTTGACGGGCGGAAGGATACTGATGCTGGCCCTGTCGGAGCGGAAGTCGCGCTGAATCTTGATTTCCTCCTGCGCGGTCTGCACCAGCTCGGGGATGCCACGGCTCTCTAGCAGAGGGCGGGTGGCGCGCTCGCGGGGGAGTTCGATAAAAGGATATTGTCCGTGGGCGTAGGGCAGCAGCTCATGCACAGCGACCTTGTCGGTGACATGGTAGCTAACCACGGAGCGGGTGACGCGGATGGCGTTGGTCTTGGGATCGTTCTCCTTGCGGTAGACATGCCATATTTCGCACATGTCACGGAGCTGTTCGTAGAGGAACTGATCGGTGCGGTGGATGTTGAGAGAGATGCGTTTGAGCTGGCCCTTGTGCTGCGAGGCGGCTTCGATCCATTCCTCGTCCCAGCCCTCGACTGCGCCGCGCTCGCGCAACTCCACTTCTGTGAGCAATTCTCTGCGGGCAACGAACGCGGCGCGCTGAAGGCTGAAGGTCTGAATGGGAAAGATGACATCCTCCCACGCTTCAAGCGCGGTCCACACCGGCTTGCTCTCAAAGACATAAGGCTCCTCCCACTGGACAAGGCCCTTGTCGCGGAACTCGCG